CCCCAAGGCAAAGATTGAGTCCAAGACCTACCATTTCGTGCTGATTGACGAGGCTCAGGAAGCCGACGAGACCATGATTGCTAAGTCAATCAAACCTATGTTGGCGTTCAATAACGGCTCTATCTGCTTGACAGGGACTGCTACCCGTTACAAGTCATACTTCTACAAGATGATTCAATACAACAAGCGTAGGTCGGTGAGCGGTAAGTCACGGCGCAACCAGCACTTTGAATACGACTGGAAGATTGCAGCAAAGTACAACAAGAACTATTCAAACTTCATCTCCAAAGAGAAGTTGAGAATCGGTGAGGATTCGGATGAATTCCAGATGTCCTACTGCAACAGATGGATTCTGGAAAAGGGTATGTTCGTCAGTGAGGACAGGCTTGACAGAATGTACGATGCATCCATGCCACTGGTTAAGCAGTGGTGGCGTACCCCTGTCGTGGCTGGTATTGACGTTGCTCGCTCCAATGACTCCACGGTGGTTACCGTGTGCTGGGTGGACTGGGACCGCCCCGACCCGTTCGGCTTCTATGAGCATCGTGTCCTCAACTGGCTTGAGATTAACAACGAGGAATGGGAATCCCAGTATTTCCAAATTATTGATTTCCTTCGTAACTATGACTGTCTGCGTATCGGCGTAGACGCTCAAGGTGTCGGAGGGGCCGTGGCAGAACGACTTCAGATTCTGCTTCCTGAAGTGGAAGTGCTTGCGGTCTCCTCCGATGCCAAGGCTCAGAACGAGCGGTGGGTCCACCTGACCGAACTCATCCAGCGTGAGCAATTGGTCATCCCAGGGCACTCCAAAGCCCGTAGAGTCCGCACCTGGAAGCGGTTTAACCAGCAGATGTCAGACCTTGAAAAGGTATATAGAGGGCCATATTTGCTGGCTGCGGCACCTGACGAAAAGGGTGCATTTGACGACTACCCAGACTCTCTGGCTATTGCCTGCTCCATGACGGTGCATGAAACCATGCCTCAGGTCTTGGTGGCGGATAATCCATTTTTCCGTTGATTTGTGGTACTCTAGATAAAAGTAAACCCCTTTCCCTTATGGAGGAAATGTGAACGTAGCACCCGCACCGATGTTCCCTGAGAAGTCGCCCACCATGTTTGAGCGTAGCCTTGCACCATCTATTCCGATGAACAAGGGTCCGCTTCGTTTTGAGGAGGGTATCGCAACCGATACCGATGTCCCGAACGACTTCACGGTTGGTGCCTACATGGACACGGCTCCATCGCCCATGCGTATGAACCACACCAACCCTGAGGCTGTCTTCAAGCACGCCGCTCAGACCATGCAGGAGCGTGCCCACGTGGGCGCTGCCTCGTGGATTGAGGCTCCTGCTGTGCTGGCAGAGTTCGTGCAGGGCGCTGTTGCTGGTGATGGCATGCCGCAGTTTGAGTACGAGTACAACACGGGTGGTCACATGAACCGCCCGAACCCGACTGTCGTATTTGACTGACCCATGCGGTACGGCGAAGCACCAAAGCCAGGTGCCGCCGAATACTCCGAAGAAGTAGCGCCTTACCAGCAATCACTTCGCATTAGGAGTGTTGAAGGTGGTGTACCTATTGCCGCAGTCTATGCGGGGTACAAGACTACATACAACTTCAAAGCAGTCGCTGCTGCTCGTCGTGCATTGTTTGTAGAGGCCGCTGCCCATTACAGATACTTTGAACCCGCTACGGCAATCCACAACCCTTATGTTCCGCCACGTCGTGGACCTAAGGGTGGGATTGACCGTCAGCGGCGTTTGACGGGTAATGGGGAAATCTTCACCGAACCACTGGAAGCCTTCAAGCCCCAACGCTTCAGGTCTACCAAACTTAATGACCCCTCCCGTTTGACATATAAGTCTGGTGGTCCAAATCGTTGGGAAAAGAAAGGTATGGCTTCATACCGAGTTGCAAACCCTAAGAACAAGGAAGCAGATTACTAATGGCTAAGGAATGGCTTGAAGAGATTCTTAAGAATGTCACTCGTAAGGATGTTGAGAAGGTTGACCTCAACGACGCATATGCAAACTTTGTTCGCATTTCCTTAAGCACACCTAATCCTAAACGACCTGGTCGTACAGGTAGCAAAACTCCATCTATCCTTTCTCAAAGTCGTAAGTTTGAAAAAGGCCGTGCGTCTGAAGACCCACTTATTTCCAGGTTTCTGGCACGTGGTGTTTATCTCATGCCAGCAGGAAAACATGGAACTTGTGATGCATGCAAAGACAAGACAGCAGGCTGTGCCGCAGCATGCTTACACGATTCTGGCCACCAAGACCTGGCAAACCAGATTGCTCGCACCGACCTTGCGACGCGCTATCCTAGTCAATTTGTTGGTCTTTTACATAATGAAATTAAAAGTTTTGTTGCCGAAGCAGAGAATAATCCAATTAGGAAAGGGGGTCCGCTTCTTGCATCACTGCGTATTGATGGAACAAGCGAATTGCACTTGGATGATGAGGAAGTTGGCGACATCCTTTATGGTGGGATGCACGGAGAATTTCAAGAAGTACATAAATCGGGACCATATAAAGGCCGTTTCCGATTGATTGGTAGTGAGTATGGTAAAAGGCTTGCAAAAAATCCTCTTGGTATTATCGGAGTTCCAAAAAGTAGGCAACCCAATGTTACAAGAGTTGCTTCTTGGAACGAAGGTCTTCATGTAGATAGAGCACGAGAAATTATCCGTGGTGGAAACGACATTACGGGACCAAATATAAATGCGACAAAAGCACGAAAAACTGAGGGTGAACAACGTGTGGCAGAGGTGCCCTTTAAAGGTGGTTCGTTGTTCTTACCTATTGTGAACTACGATGAGCACGACATTACAGGAGCACGAGAACAAACTGGTGCTTATGGTGAGTTATCAGACAAAAAACCTGGTTTCGCAAAGAGGACCGAAGAAAATGCTAAAAGGTCTAAATCATTCCTTATTAGTATTCCCACTTTTAGTGCTGAAGCACATGCTCAGGCAGTAGCAGAAGGTCGTGCTGAACCACTTTACGCACGTCCTACACCAGTGTCTATCCGCCCATCTCGTGGCAAGGCTTTCCGAGGAGAGTAATGGACCCCGCAATCGCCTCCATTATCGTTGCTGTCATTGGTGCGGTAAGTGGTCTCGTCGGCGTTGCTATCCACGAATTCCGTGAAATGAAAAACAAAAACTCCGCTGACCACGGTGCTGTCATGATTAAACTAAACAAGGTTCAGAACAGTGTTGACAAAGTTGGCGAGAGACTTGAAGAAGTAACCTGCTAACATCAATCCTGACCAAGTCATGAACCGAATCATGACACAGAACAAGGTTGGGATAAATGGCAGAAGAAACGCCACTGAACCTCATTGAGGCTCTCACAAACCCCCGCATCGGAAGAGACACAGTTGACTGCAAACTGACTCGCATCCGTGCAAAACTGGCTGAGAACGAGCAAGACGCTCTGGACAAGGCAGTTGAACTTATCAAGGTAGATGATGGTTTAGGCCGTTCTAAGGTATACAGCGCATCCTGGCTGTGCAGTGTTCTCAAGCAATTTGGGCACTCCATCTCCGCCAGTAGCGTCCAGCGCCATTTGAACGGGAGTTGTGGCTGTGAGTGAACTTGCTGACAAACTCTCTAATCCTCCCGTTGACCGTGCAAAGGCTCTCGGCAAGTTGTTGGAGATTCTTGACCGTCAGAACATTGACGTTACAGAAATTGGCTCGGTAAAGCGTGTATCCCTTTATCAGTCACTCACCAAGGACCAGGAGGGTGAGGCTCAGATTCATGACCTCGCCGCAATCCAGTTCTCACCAAAGTGGGCAGACGGTCCTGAGTGGAATCCCGTCAACCAAGGTCCGTCCATCAAACTTCCGAAGACGGTCATTAAAACAACGTCTTCTGATTGGAAGACTTGCGTTATCCTTCCTGATATTCAGGCTGGTTTCTTCCGTGCGGCTGATGGTTCGCTAGTCTCCACGCATGACCCTGTGGCGGTTGACTATGCCATCTCTGTCATCAAGTCGGAGAAGCCCGATGTGGTTGCGCTCAACGGTGACAATGCTGACTTCCCTGAGTTCGGCAAATACAGGCTCACCCCAGCATTTGCACTTACTACACAGGCAACGATTGACTACCTGACGACACTGTGTGCCCGTATTCGTGACGCTGCTCCGAATGCTCGCATTGTGTGGCTGGAAGGTAATCATGAGGCTCGTCTGACGAACTACATCCTTGACAATGCAAAGGCATCGTTCGGACTCAAGCGTGGCAACACGCCTGAGTCATGGCCAGTGCTTTCTATTCCGTTCCTGTGTCGCTTTGACGACTTCGGTGTGGAATACTTGCCAGGATACCCAGCCAGCAATTTCTGGTTGAACAACCGCATCAAAATCATCCACGGTACAAAGGTGGCATCCAATGGTTCCACGGCGCACAAGTATCTCTCCACTGAGAAGACCTCTGTGGTCTACGGACACATCCACCGCCGTGAGTGGGCAGAAAGAACACGCAACGATTGGGACGGCGCAAAGACTATCGCTGCTCTCTCTTTCGGTTGTTTGGCTCGGGTTGACGGTATGGTTCCTTCTACCAAGGGTGGTACGGACTTGGATGGACGACCAATCACGTGCGTAGAGGACTGGCAACAGGGACTTGGCATCATCCGCTACAAGGAGGGTGACGGACCGTTTCATCCTGAAATGCTCCCCATCCACGACGGAGTCATGTTCTACAAAGGCAAGGTCTACGGGGAATGACAACCATTGTCGGAATTCAGGGTGACGGCTTTGCCGTAGTCGCTAATGACTCACGCATCTCAGATGTTGATGGTGACGGGTTTGTGTCACGCATCACCACCGTGCGCCCTAATTCTGGCAAGGTTGCCAAGAACGGACGGTACCTTTTGGGGGCCGCTGGGGATGTTCGGGCAATCAACATCCTCCACCATGTCTTTAACCCCCCTACCCCGCCAGCCAACACCATTGGGTTGAGGCTTGACAAATTCTTCACCAACAGGTTCATTCCTGACCTGAGGGATTGCTTTGACTCTCAGGGGTACTCATCTCCTGTCCGTGAGCAATCCTCCCATACGGCTGAACAGGACTCCCTAATTATCGTGGCTATCCACGGAACCCTTTATGTGGTTGACAGCGACTACTCCTGGGTCTCCGACAATAACGGACTCTATGCTCTTGGCACGGGAGCGCCATATGCACTGGGGGCTTTGAAGGCTCTCTTTCCCAAAAAGAAGTTGACCGCAGTCCAGGCGAAAGCCCTCGCTATTAAGGCCCTGACCGTCTCTGCTCACTATGACCCACATACGGGACCGCCTTTCTACTCCCACGTTCAAGAGCAATAAGGCTCTACATAAAGTATCATTAGAGAGACCTTATCATAAGGAGTTCTAATGAGCGTGAAATCGCAGGTCGGTGACCAGACTATTAAAGGTGCCCTCGTGGGTGCCGCTTCCTATTTCCTCGCCAAGTTCAACATGGACCCAGGCGCACAGGCTGCTCTGATGCCCGTCATCATTACGGGATTGGCATATGCCAGCACCAAGGTGGGCGACCCCAATGCAGCCTCGTTCCTTGCAAAGGCCGCTAAGGAAGCCCCTGCTGTCATTGCAGAAGTTCAGGCAGAAGTTGCCGCTGAGAAGGCACCTGCCAAGAAAGCACCAGCAAAGAAGGCCGCAGAATAATCTGTAGTAAGGTCTAACACATGGCACTTGACTTTTGGTCACCATCCTATAGAGCCGCATCTAGCGACCTAACGGTTGCTATTTCTCCTCTTGGATTAGTTGAACTCGCTGATGAAGAGTTTGAGGTTCACGGCCCACGCCTGAACCGCTATTCGGCTGCGTGGGCTTGGTACCTTGGTCACCACTGGTCATACCGTCGTGAGATGGGCGAGTCACAGTTCTACATGAATTATGTCCGCACCATGTCGGACTACATCACCAACTTCTGTTTTGGTAAAGGTATCCAGTTCCATGTTCCTGAACAGAACGCTGCAATCATCCCACCGCTTTTGCACAAGGTATGGGATGGCGACAACAATAAGCATTATGTTCTGTGGGAGATGGGGCAGTTGGCTTCCGTCACTGGTGACTGCTTTGTCAAGGTTGCTTATGAAGAGCCATACGTTGACTCTGTTGGAATTACCCACGAGGGGCGCATCCGAATCATTCCGCTGAACCCAGCGCACTGTTTCCCTGAGTATCACCCTCATGACCGTGACCGTCTGCTTCGTTTCAAGTTGAAGTATCGTTTCTGGGGAACGTCTCCAGAAGGAACCCGTCAGGTTTACACCTTTACAGAAATTCTGTCGGACGACATGGTTCAACAGTTCATCAATGACGAGTTGATTGACCAGTATCCGAACGCTCTTGGGCAGATTCCTGTTGTCCATATTCCCAATGTGACCATCTCTTCGTCGCCTTGGGGCCAGTCGGATATTTGGGACATCATCCCGTTGAACCGTGAACTCAACGAGAAAATGCTTGAGGTCTCGGACATCATCAACTACCACGCTGCTCCCGTGACCATCATCACTGGTGCCAAGGCTTCTCAGTTAGAGCGTGGTGCAAAGAAGGTGTGGGCAGGTCTCCCCAAGGATGCCAATGTTTTCAACCTTGAATCCCGTGGTGAAATGTCTGGCGCTCTGGAGTACATCACGTTCCTGAAGCGCACCATGCACGAGATTACAGGTGTTCCTGAGACTGCTCTCGGTCAGATGCAACCCATCTCCAACACCTCTGGTGTGGCTCTGTCAATCCAGTACCAGCCAATGATGAATCGCTACATGATGAAGAAGATTCACTTCACCAAGGGGCTGGAGCGTATCAACGAAATCGTCATCCGTACCGCTGCTGTGTTTGAGCCACAGTTGCTGGTGTACGACCCCAGCAAGGCAGTTCAGCCTGAACGAGACCAGGCTACCCAACTTGACCCTGCTGACCCGCTGACCTATAA